TCGATCACGGACGCGCACGCCATGCCGATGCCCACGGTTTCCACGCCACGGTCCTCGGCGAGCTTGCACGCGGTCCGCACGCCGTCCTCGCCATAGTCACACTTGCCATCGGTCAGGACCATGAGGATATGCCGGGTGGCGTTCACCTCCGCGAGCATATCGGCGGCCGTCATGATCGCAGGACTTAACGGTGTCCAGGCATTAGGTTCAACCGCGGCCAGCTGCGCCGCGCGGTCTGCCATCGGCACGGACCAGGGCTTGATCACGGTCATGGTGGCACCGGTCATTGCGCCCCCATGGCGCACCATCGCCAGCGCCCTTGGCGTATGGAACACGGCCACGGCCACCTTGGCGTTGGCGGCCTCCGCGGCCAGGGCGATGTGCCATGCCGTGGTCTGGGCAATCGCCATGCGATTGCACCCGGCGGTGGTCAGCGCCTCCATCGATGAAGAACCATCGATCAGGACCAGCAACGCGGTGTCTATGCCCGGGGTGTCATCGCGTCGGGAGTAGACATCTACGGCGCCCGCCCGCATGCGGACCAGGGCGCGGCGATCAAGCCGGCCGGAGCTTTCGTGGTGCGTGCGGCGGTGGACTTCCTCCGACACCAGTAACCGGCCGATCTGGCCATGCAGCACACTGTTGCGCGGCAACCGGCTGGTCAGCTGGCGCGCCCACGCGTCCTGGCCGTATGAGCCGTGGTTTTGGCTGCCGAGTTCGACTGTGCTGCGGACGGTGGCCAGCTTGTGGGTTTCGCTGTCTCGGGCATAGGTCCGCGGATCGATCCCGGCGCGCTGGGCAATCCTGGCCACGGTCCCGGTCAGGTCCATGTCGCCGGTCGGGACAGGCTGGCCGTCCTGGCCGTCCTGAGACCCGCCTGAGGCGTCCTGGCCGTCCTGGCCGTCCTGAGACCCGCCTGAGGCGTCCTGGCCGTCCTGGCCGTCCTGAGACCCGCCTGAGGCGTCCTGGCCGTCCTGGCCGTCCTGAGACCCGCCTGAGGCGTCCTGGCCGTCCTGAGACCCGCCTGAGGCGTCCTGTTCCAGGTTGACCAGTTCGCGTGCCAATTCCACGACGGAAGCGGTATTGCGGCATCGCTTTACGCCAGCAAGGGCACGATCGACCAAGCCTGCCACGTTCGGCGCCATGCCGGCGCGCAAGCCTGCAGCGGCCGGTATGGGGTAGCCGTTGGCGATGCGACCGAGCACGCTGGCGATGAAGGGTGCGTGTGCGATCTGGTCCCCTATGACCATGCCGCCGGCCAGGGTTTCCATGTGGAGATGGTTCGCCATGGTGGCCAGCAGGGACCGCATTGCAGGGAACGCGCCGGCTTTGATCTCGGCCGCCTCAATGCGCACGTCTTCCAGGCAATTCGTCCAGGTCCGCACGCGGTCCCCAAGGGCACACGCGAGGTCCCATGCCTTGGAATTGCTGTGCAGGACGTGACAGCACTCATGGACAATGAACGCCACGAGCCGGTCAGCTTCGGCACGCGTCAATACCGCATCGGGCGGTAGCGTGGGCATGTTCAAGGTGACAACCGGATTGCCATTGCGATGTTTGACGGATGCGGTGCGTCCGCCTTCGGTGGTCACGTTCACAACCCAAGCCTTGCCGCTTTCGCGTAGCGCCAGGATCTTGGTTGCGGTCTCGTGCGTAGCCTGCACGACTTCGATGTAGCTGGGCATGGTGTGGTGCCTTTCAGACTGACGTGAAATCGGCCGCGGCTGAACGGCCGGCCGGTGTCGGGTTCGCGATGGCAGGATCGGGTGCGACGGGTGCGAGCGGGCTCAACGCGTTGGCAACTGCGGTGCGATCGTAGGCCAGCAAGCATTGCTCGCGGAGCGTTTCGACGTCTTGTTCCGCCGCGCAATTCAGGACCGCTGCCTGAAAAGCAACTTCCGCATCGATCCCGTCCAGCAGCAATTCAGCCCATGACAGCAACCGGCGCAGCCCTATCCCGTGCGACAACTGGGCATTGTCAGCCGCCGCACGGGTGACGGTCGCGGCTGATACCAGCAATCGCGCTAGTTCCACCGGACAACCGGTGTAACCGCAGATCACGTCCGCCTCTTGATCGGCCGGTAGATAGTCTACGCGCACGCGCACGCCGAAACGGTCAAGGAAAGCCGCGTTAAGCCTATTCGTGTCGGTGTAGCCTTTACGTGATCCGCCGCCCATGCCGTTCGTGTTGTCGGTGGTCAGGAACAGGACGCCAGCCGCAACACACACGCGGCGCCCAGTCTCGGCGATGAACAACTGCCGGTTGGCGAGGACGTTCTGCATGACAAACAACGCGCCTGGGCGCGCAACGGATGGTTCGTCAAGGCAAACGACGCAACCCGGTGTCTGAATAGCCCTGGTCAGCTGGCCGTCCTGCCACGTCACGCCACCGCTCGCGTCGGGTACCGTCATGCCTACCAGTGTCGACGCGTCGGTCCCGGTGTCGCATGAAATCAGCGCGAACGGCCGGCCGGTCCTGGCCGCAAGCTGTTGCGCAAATTCGGTCTTCCCGGTCCCGGCGGGACCATACAGCATGACATTGCGCCCGCGTGCGATCTGAGAAAGCGCAGTCTCGGTCTGCGGATGCGGCCAGAGGTACCGATCGTTCACGCGTGGCGTGTCGGGGTGCGTGCCATCCCATAGCGAGGTTGTCCGTTTGCCCATATCGCCGCGCACATCGAACAACCGGCGCCAGGTCTCGGTCGCGCCGGTTAGCTTCGCGATATGAACGGGACGCGCGCCCGGGACCACGTCTATAGGCACTTCAATGCGAACCTCCACACGTTCTGCCGGCTTGCGTGCATCGATGACCAGCTGGCGCAGTCTTTCGTCCAGGGCAGTAAAACCGCCGGTCACGATCAGTGAACGGACGGCCTGTACTTCGCTTTCGATTGCATCGGTCACGGTCTGGTCCTCGGTCTGGTCCTCGGGTGTAGCGTCCTCGGGCTGAACTGGATCGGGCGCGGTTATGTGTCCGCGTGTTTGGGCAATGCCCATTGCGACGCGGATTGTTTCGTCTGGATCGACGCCTAGCGTGACCAGCGCGTGACGGAGGTTGTCTAGGGTCAGATCGTTGACGCGTATGCCGTTCAGGACGCGGTCCCGGTCAGGGTGCGTGCGCAATGCGAGGCGCAATGCGCCCCGCGCGATATGCGAGGGATAGGCCATTGATTTGGTGTCCTTTGGTGTGTGGTGTATCGTGGTGTCGTGTCGTGGGCATAGCTGCGCCCGCGGTTTTTAGAGCACAGGACACCGTGTCAGGACAAGGTAAAACACGACAAACGCGACAAATTGGCGAGGTATCACGCCGGGGCGGCTGGCGAGGTTCGCCGAATAGCATCGCCACCTTGTTGCGGTGGCAGGTCCCGTTTGCGGATCAGCGTAAGTGTCAGCGGTGTCGCGATCTGGCGATGCGAGGTTATGATCACTGTCGGCGCCACAACGGGACCGCGGTTGCTGGCGAGGGTGCCGGTCGGGCTGAAAGCCGGTTGCTCTCACGTATGGAGCGGGCCGGTTTGTTACCTCTGGATTTGCTGGCGCTGCCGATGTGGCGCGAGCTTACGGGAACACCGCGGGCGGAACGCGCGCCGATGCGGCTGGCGCTGGTCCTGGCATGGGACAGGCGGGACAGGGCACCGCTTCACTGGGCCAGCTTGCAGCGCCAGGCGAGCGACCTGGCGCGACGCGGGATCAAACGCAAATGGGTGCCGCCATGGCTCGAAAACGTGTGACAGGACCAGCGGGACCAGCGGTCTCGCGGCGGCGGGACCGTCAAAGTGTGGGGTCTTTGCGGGACAACAAAAGAACGAGTGGTTATGCAGTGCGCGCCAAATTGGCCGAACTTATTGAAAAGACTGACATTTCTCCCATGGCGCGGGTTTCCGCGGCGCGCACGCTGGCCGAAATGGATGGCATGATCGGGAAGCATCAGGCGGCGCCTTCGAACGCGCCGACCGCGCCCCTCGCCAGCCTGTCTCGGGACCAGCTGATCCGCGAGCTTGACCGGTTGCGCGGGCTGGTCAGCCTTGGTCTGGTCCCCTAAGCCTCTGGTCCCGCTCGCTTTTCCCCGCCCTAGCATAGGGAGGGCCATTGGTCCTGCTGGTCCGGGACCGCGACGCCACCGGGCTTACCGCCCCCTCCCGGGGGTCCCGGCCGCGCGCGTTGAACCCATGACCCATTTTCATATGAAATTCGCGTCCCCTCAACTTTCGTTACGCTGCTGCACTGCGTATGAAATTCGCGTCCCCTCAACTTTCGTTACGTTGCTGCACTGCGTGAGTAGCCCGGGTATTTGCACTTTGTCTCTCGCTGTGTGTAGTGTCTCACTACACGGTGGGGGAGACAAATGTCGACCACCTTGAAGCCTCGCACGACGGCTCCACGGGCACCCGCACCTGCGCCTCCGGTGCGGCAGTTCTCGTTCACCGATTTCCAGGTGGCGAACCCAGCTGCGCCACCGCCCGGCGATCGGCTGGATGCCGAGTTCGACCGCGCCGATAACGCCATCGCCGATGTCATTGACTGGACTGGCACAAGCCTCAATACCGATGGTTCGATCCGCGACGGCGCGATCGGCCAGAACCAGCTGCTGCCCGGCCTTTTCGCGGACATCTCGGGCGACATCATCGCCGATGTCCAGCCCCTGGTCGACGATGCCCAGGCGTTCGCCGATGCCGCTGCCGCCTCGGCCCTGACCGCGTCCGACGCCGCCACCACCGCGCAGAACCAGGCCACCGCGGCGGCTGGATCGGCCACCAACGCCGAAGTCGCCGCGATGACCGCCTCGGGTGCCGCCGCAGCCGCCCTCGACGAGCAACTGGCGGCGCAAACCGCGGCCACCAACGCCGTCAACGCCGATAATCACGCCACCGGCGAGGCTGCGCTGTGCATCGATTATGGCGTCGTGACGCAGGCTTGGGCCGAGCACATGCCCGACCCTATCCCGCCCAACATCCTCGCCGTGATGGGTGTCACCGGCGATCATTGGTCTTCGCGCTGGTGGGCGAACCAGGCTGCCCAGGCTTTCGGGGCGATGACCTCGCTCTATCTTGGCGCGTTCCATGGTCCGCCCACGTCCACGCCGACTGGAGACCCGATCCCCGTAGGCGCCATCTATTACGATCTCGACGTGCCCGGCATGTTCGTCTGGAATGGCACCCACTGGGTGCCGATGATCGGTCCAGGCAAGTCACTGACCATCAGTCTCGCGTATACCGCCACCGCCGGGCAGACCACGCTCGTTCTCACCTCGTCCGATCTCAATGGCAAGAACTACGCGCTGAACGCGACTGATCCCGAGCCGATTGAGGTCTATCTCAACGGCGTGCGGTCGTGGGGCGGCACATCAGGCGATTACACCGTCAATGCAGCGACATCGACCATCACTTTCGCCGCCGGCCTTCTTCTGGGCACGCTGATTATTGTTGATATACTTGCGCCGCTCTCACATCTGGCACCTGGCCGCGTCACCACGGTCGGCTTGCTGGATTTCAACATCGATCCGACCACCGGCACTCCCGGCCAGATCGACGGCACGCGGGTCACCTTTCCGCTCGCCAAGGCATCTGATCATTCCTCGGTGTCGGTTGCTTCCGCGACCGAGCTGCAAGTCGTACTCGCCGGCGTCATCCAACAGCCTGGCGCCGATTACAACACCAGCACGACCACCATCACCTTCGGCGAACCACCCACACCCGGTGATCGTGCCTGGGCGCTGTGGTTCTCGCCCGGCGGATAGAGCCAGATGTCGCGCAATTTCAACTTCAGCCAGGCGGCGAACAATGGCGTGACGGTCCTGCCGGACCTCAATCTCGGCCTGCCCGCCGTGGGCAACGTGCTCTCCGTCAAAGCCACCACCGGCGGCATCGTGACCACCGCGTTTACCGTGCCCGCCAGTGCCGCGCCTGCCGTTTCCTCGTTCAACACGCGCACCGGCGCGGTGACCTTGAACTCGGCCGATGTGACCACGGCCCTCACGTTCACCCCATACAACGCGACCAACCCCCTCGGGTATCAGACCGCCTCACAGGTCTCGACCGCGCTTGCGAGCTACCTCCCACTGGGCGGCGGCACTCTGACCGGACCGCTCGTGCTCTCGGGATTGCCCTCTGGTGGCAACGACGCGGCCAGCAAGACGTATGTAGATACAAAAGCGGCGTCGAGCGGGGTCACCTCGTTCAATTCACGCGCCGGCGCCGTGACCCTGTCCTCGGCGGACGTGACCGGGGCGCTGACTTTCACGCCCTACAACGCTACCAACCCGGCGAATTACACCACCAAGACCTATGTCGACGGCGCTATTGCCGCGATCCCCGCGCCGCCTGCTGCGCGCAACCTTGCCAAGCTTCAGGCGCAGTGGGTGACCGGCGCGGTCGTTGCAAATGATACAGTTTATCTCGCATACGACGCGCCCTATGGCGGCACGATCAACGCGCTGAGCTACTTTACCGGCAACGGCAGCTTCACCGTTGCGGTCCAGATCAACGGTGTCTCGGTGACCGGCCTCGGCGCCGTCGCCATTTCGTCCGCTACACCCGCGACCACCAACGCCACCGCGTTGAACACCTTCTCTTCGGGCGCGCGGATCACGGCGGTGATCACGGCAGCGACCGGTTCGCCGACCGATGCGTTGCTGTCGCTCGCTGTGACCTGGAGTTAGCGCGATGGCATACATCTTCGGTGATAGCTACGATCTGTACGCGACAATCGGTGATTGCCTTGTAGGGTACTGGGACACCGGTACCGTAGGTACTGCTGCGCTTGCGGCAGGACGGTTCACCGGTAGCCAGACACTGCAAATGGCCGGCGCCCCGTGTAACTTTACCAAAAGCAGCAACGTCAACGACGTGGTTCATCATCTCGTGGTGGCGTTTCGCCAAACGGCTGTACTAAGTGGTGCGACGTTGGGTGGCTACCTGCAACTGCTCGATGGCGTCACTGGGCAATGTTGCGTCGTGTTTCGCCAAGATGGTGCAATCCTGCTAACCTCAGGCACACCGGGCGGCACGATATTGGATACTTATACCGGCGCCGTGATTGCCGCAAATACCTGGACTGCATTCGAGATCGAGATCGTCATCAACAACACGACCGGTAGCTGGGCGGTGCGTAAAAATGGGAACACCAGCAACGACCACGCGCTGGGCAGCCTGAACACACGCGTTTCTGCGAACAACTACGCCAACAAGCTGACGATCGGCATGAATGGCACGGTCAACGCGACACACATGGACGACCTGCTCTGGCGCAGCGACGCAGCCTCCGTGCCGTGGGTCGGCGACATCCGCTGCTATGCCCGGATGCCAGCGAGCGATGCCAGCGTGCAGTTCTCGCGGTCGCCGGCTTCGGTTACT